AAATGGCGGTCCATGACGGCTAGCCGGGAACCGGTTGTGTTGCCGATGGGCTACCTGTTAACCCCCATCGTGTCCAACGCGGAACAGTCCCAACTAGTCGAGTCCCGGACGTGGAACGCGGAATTAACCGCCATGTTGCTAGGCATCCCCCCATGGAAATTGGGGCTGCAAGGGCCGTCCATGACGTATGCCAACGTAGAAACGGCAGACATAGACTTTATTCGGGATTCGGTGGACCGGTACGGACGGGCGTTAACGGCAGGCTTTTCCAAATGGCTTATGCCGCGTGGAACGAACGTCGTTTTTGAATACGGGTCCCGGATGCGTGCCGATCAAAAGACTACGGCGGAAGTCCTGTCCACCTACGTCCACGCCGGAATTATGACGGAAGACGAAGCCCGGGCCACGTTGGGCCGGGCACCAAAGGAAACCACCGACACGGAAGGCACGACGCCCGAAGACGTGCCGGAGCTAACCCCGGAAGACGTGATTACGAATGACTGAATTGGTAATTAACCGAAGCCTGCCTATCGACACGTTGGAACCGATTGGGGACGGGTGGACCGTCTACGGATTAGCGGTCCCCTACAACCGGGAACAACCGGTGTCAGACGACGGCCAAACCACGTACTTTGAAATGTTCGGGCCGGGAGCTTTCAACCGGGACGTTTCCAAAGGGGGCCGGTGGGTGAATCTTATGTTGGGCCACGCCGGAGACGATGGGGACCGATACCTAGGCCGGTGCGTGGCTTTGACAGAAACGGACGAAGGCTTATTTCCGTCGTTCCGTTTGGACCGGAGCCACCCGGCAGCGGAAGCCGCTAGGTCCGGGGAGCTAACCAAATGGTCCGTGTCGGCCCGGGTCTACCGGTCCCGGGACACCATTCGGAACGGCCACCCGGTAGTGGTCCGGGAAATGTGCGGCCTAAGCCACGTAGCGGCCACGGCAAGCCCCCAATACGCCGGGGCCGGGGTCCTAGTGGCCCGGGAACATTTGACGGTCCCAAAACCGGCCACACCACGTCTGGACGCGTTAAGGAAACGGGGCTACGGTAGCCACTGAACGGCCACCCACAACGCGTTTGGTGTAGCTGCCACCCGGAGTCAATCCGCCACCCGGCCCCCGCGTATGTGCCTCCCCGTCGATTCCATCTGACAAATCGACCGTTTCTAGGGGACCCATCATGGGACGCTATTTGGACCGGCTGAACGAAGAATTCGACACGGTTACGGAAGGCATTACCGTTATCGTGGACCGGGCAGCCGATGAAAACCGAGACGTTAACGACGAAGAAAACGCGATTATCGAACGCGAGGAAACCCGGCGTTCGGAGCTTCAAAAGGCAATCGAACACTACTCCGGAATCGAACAACGCTCCGGAAAGGTAGCGGAGCTTAGGGGCCGTGTTATGTCCGTCCCCACCGTCAAGCGTTCCGGGCCGGATAAGGCTCCGGAATTCAATTGGTCGGATGAATTCCCCACCGTTGGCGATTACGCCATTACGGTCCACCGTGCCATGGTCGATAAGGACCCGGCAGCCGTGGAAAAGCTTGAAAGGGCAACCGCTCACCAAACGCTTGCCGACAACCCCGGGATTATCCCGAAACCCGTCATGGGTCCGGTTATTGACACCATTCGTACCAACCGGCCTTTCATTCAGTCCATCGTTAACCGGCCCCTGCCTGCCGGTAAATTCGACCGGCCCCGCGTGACCCAACACGTGGCCGTGGACATTCAGGCTTCCGAAAAGGCCCTTACGGCTAGTCAGAAAATGCTGATTGACAGTCTGCCGGTTACGGCTGCCACGTTCGCCGGGCATCTGAACATTTCCCGGCAGGACGTGAAATGGACTAGCCCTAGCATCCTGTCCCTTGTCTACTCCGATTTTGCCAACGTCTACGCCGGGACCACGGACAACTATGCAGCGGAAGCGTTTGCAGCGTCCGTCACGGCCACCCAACCGATTACGGCCCCCCTTGACGGGGCAAAGCTTTACGCGGCGATCTACGACGCGGCAGCCGGTGTCCTAGGGGCCGTGAACGGGCTTCCGGACACGCTTTGGGTTTCCCCGGACGTGTGGGGGACGTTGGGTGGAATTTTCACCGGCAACGGGACGCCCCTGTTTAGCCAATTGCAGCCGGGCAGCACGGCAGGCAACCCCATGGGTCTCCGGTTGGTTGTAGACGCCAATTTCCCGGCAGCTACGGCCATTGTCGGCGCGTCGTCGTTCGCGGAATGGTTTGAAGACGTGGACGGGCTTATGCAGGTCGGAGAACCGGACGTGTTGGGGCAGCTTGTGGGTTACGCCGGTTACGGCGCGTTCCTGAACACGGAGCCGGGAGCGTTTTCAAAGCTTACGGGCGTGGCGTCCATGGCCGAAGGCTCCGGAGACGACACCAACGCGTTTGGCCGGTAACCACCATGGCTAAACCAACCGTGGCGGAAGCCCGGGCCTATATCGGAGTACCGGCGACAACGCTGCCGGACGACGATTTGGACCGGATTTACAACGCGTGTGATGAGGCCCAAAAGGCCCGGTGCCACATTCCTACGGAACCGGACGCCTATCCCGATTCGTTGGGGCAGGCTTTGTTGCGCCGTATCCAACGGGAAGTGTCGGCCAAAAATCTGCCGTTGGGAATGGTTGGTGTAGACGCTACGGAGTACGGCCCCCAACGGTTGCCGTTTTACGATTCCATCGTGGAAGAAACGGAACGGCCATACCGTATTCAGGTATTGGCATGACAACGACACGCCAACAAATCGTGGACGCGTTAGCCAACGTGACGGGGCTAATTCCCACGGACACGACGCCCCCGGCCCCCATGCCGGGGGCATCGTGGCCGCGTTGGGTTCAATCCCGGTTTAACGGAAAGCTGCATTACACGGTTTCTAGTGAATACGACGTGTTAGTGGTCCTACCTGCCGGAACGTTGGAAACCACGGTGGAAGCTGCCGGGGGCCTAGTGGACGAAGCCGGGGAAGCCCTAATGAAAATCGGGACCGTGAGCTATGTCCAACCGGTAAACATCATGTTCCAAAATGGGGAATCCATGCCGGGCCTTAGCTTCCGGCTTATCCCCGTCAATTGCGAGTAAAGGACGGCCACCCATGGCACGGACAAGCGTTACCAACCTAGGCCCCGGCGTTTTGGAAATCGGGACCACGGGGACGGAAATTGACGTTTCCTGTTACGTCAACAACGTAATGATTACTTCCGACAAAGACGCGGAAGACGATAGGACCATGTTGTGTGGGGACGTACTCCCCGGGGCCGTGACCTACACCTATAGCCTTACCGGCAACATGGATTCCGACCACGAAAACGGGGCCGGGTCGTTTTTCGCTTTGACACAAGCTAACCCCGGTAGTCAGTACGATTTTTCTTTCACTCCGAACACGGAAGAAGGAACGACGGCAGCCGGAAAACTCACGGTGGACCCGTTGGATTTCGGAGCCGATGAAATGGGGCAGCCGCTACAAAGCGATTTCGAATTTTCGATTGTCGGCAAGCCCACCTATACCTATGGGACCGGCGTGGCAGCGGACGAAGCTGAAATGGAAGAACAACCGGCCTAATGGAACCCCGGGTGACGGTCCTAGGGGCCGACACGTTAGCGGCCACGTTGGACGACGCGGCAGACGCGCTAAAGGATATGGAAGCTACCGGGGAAGCCGGGGCGTTAATCGCTTCCGCTAGCCGGTCTGTAACGCCCGTCCTTACGGGTCGGCTAGCGGCTTCCATTAGCTCCGATGATTCGGCCAACGTGTCCACCGTGACGGCCAACGCCGGGGTTTATGCCGGGGTCCAACATTGGGGATGGGCCGGGCACAACATAGCCGCGTCCCTGTTCCTACTCCGGACGGCATACGACAAAGAATCCGTGTGGGTGGACTACTTCACACGGGAAGCCGAAGACATTTTAAGCCACGTAAGGGGAATCTAATGGCAGGACCGGCCCGGCTTTTCAGCCCACGCGTTTTGGTGATTCTGGCAACGGACGACGGTTCCGAACCAAAGGAACAGGAAATTCAGACCACGAACGCCGACCTAGTTTTGTGGGACCGGACCCGGAACACGAAGCGTTGGCCGAAATTTGACGATGCCCCTTTTCTTTGGCTCACGTTCATTTCGTGGGCAGCCATGCGCCGTACCGGCGTAATCCCCGTGGGGATGAAATACGAAGACTACGAAGCCAAAACCCTATCTATCGCAAATGCGGACGACGATGAACCGGTGGACCCTACCCAAACGGGTCCCGGTCCCGTCTGATTGTCGAAATTGCGTTAGCCACGGAAACGGCCCCGGCAGATTGGTGGAACGAAGACGACGCCACGATAGCTACGGCGGTTGAGATTTTGGAACGACGTGCGGAAGGGATGAAATAATGGCCGGTGGGACCGCTACCCTGGCAATTAAAGTAGTTGCCGACACGTCCAAAGCCCAATCGGAGCTAAACGCGGCTTCCGGTCGGATGGGGAAATTCCAATCCGGCATGGCGAAAATGGCCGTACCGGCTGCAATCGCCGGGGCCGCGATAATCAAATTTGGGTCGGATGCCGTATCCGCTGCCCGGGAATCGGAGCTAGCACAAAAGCGTCTGCAAGCCGTCTTTAAAGCCACCGGGGACGAAACCGGGAAGTCTGCCAAACACGCGGAAGACTACGCTTCGGCATTGTCGCGCCAAATCGGCGTGGACGACGAAGTGATTATGGCCGGGCAGGCAAAGCTAGCCACGTTCAAAAAGGTGTCCGACCAAACGGCCATTATGAACGGGGTATTTGACCGGGCCACGGCAGCCGGGGCCGACCTAGCCGCTGCCGGTTTTGGTTCTATCGAATCGAACGCGGTCCTATTGGGTAAGGCCCTGAACGACCCGGTAAAGGGAATGGCAGCCCTAGCCCGGGTCGGAGTCACGCTCACGGACTCGCAACAAAAGCAAGCCGAAGCCATGGCAAAGGCCGGGGATGTTGCCGGTGCCCAAAAGGTGATTCTTAAGGCCGTGGAAGGGCAGGTAAAAGGAACGGCAGCGGCCACGGCCACTAGTGCCGATAAATCAAAGGTTGCGTGGGGAGAATTTCAAGAATCGTTCGGGCGTGTCCTTTTACCCCTAGTCGATTCCATGGCCCAAAAATTCGGCAAGCTAGCCGATTGGATGAACAAAAACGTTACGACGGTCCAAATCCTGGTCGGCGTTGTCGGTGGGTTGGTCGTTGCCATTCTGGCAATTAACGGTGCCCTGATTGCCTACAACGCGATTTCCAAAGCCGCGATAGCCATTACCAAAGCGATCAAAATTGCCATGTTCGCGTTTAACCTCGTCATGGCCGCTAACCCTGCCGTCCTAGTGGTCCTGGCAATTGTGGCCCTGGCAGCCGCGTTCGTGATTGCCTACAAGAAATCGGAGACGTTCCGGAACGCGGTTAACAAAGCCCTAGCCGGAATCAAGGCCGGATTTAAGGCCGTGGTGAATTTCCTGAAACCGGCGTGGAATGCCACGATGAAAGTCCTAACGGCCACGTTCAAAGGGGCCGTGGTTGTCATTCGGACGTACCTGAACATTCTTAAGGCTTATTTCGTCCTAGTGTTTAACGT